TCGGGTTTCTTTACCTTCGGACGAATCTTCGATTTCTTTTGTGGTAGAAAGGTTGCCAAGAGAATCAAGAACAAACATCAGAGGTTGACGTTGATCAGCCTTTTGCTCAAGATACTTATCAATGATACGCAACGATTGGGTACGAAACTCCTGCACTGTGACAACGGGAACGATGATCATTCGCTTAGAGTCAATACCACGTTCTTCAATCATTGCCTTAGTGATAGCAGACTCTGATTCAAAGTAAACGACCCCCGCATCAGGATTAGAATCAAGAAAGTGTTTAACAATAGAGAGGCAGAAGAAAGTCTTACCAGTTGACGATTCGCCTGCAATAGCCGTAATTTTGTTTGACGGGATGCCACCGTAAATCGACCCCGATACCAGAGCATTGAAGATATAACTACCTGTATCAATAAAAGTGTCGCAGTCGCCAGCAGCGACCCCCTCACTGACAAGTCCAGCATATTCATTTCCAATCTCCTTTACAACGTCATGCAAAAAATTCACTCTTTAACCTCCATGATAGTAGCAATAAAATTATCGTTTCTCAAATTACGAGAAAACCATTGTGCTTGATCTAAGTCAGGAAATGTCTTTTCCTGCCTAGTAGAAAAACCAAATGCTTTCTGATAGGAAACTATGTATCGTGTCTTCTTCATCCGAAAAGAAACTCCAGCGTATTGATTTTTTCGGTCTTCCAACCGATAGTATTGATGATAGTGCTCAAGGGTTCCAAGAAACTCTTGGTGAATTGTAGGTCATAATCCACATACTTGTCAAGTCCCAGTTCTGAGGGAAACTCCTGAATAAAGGAAATGACATTCTCATTTATCTTGTTGGGGACCTTGAGATAGAGGAACCTGATCTTTTCTCCTTCTTGGATAAGAGGGTACTTATTAGCAAGTTCACGCTTGCGGATATAGTAATTATACAGTAATGCACCTCTGACATGAATAGGTGTAGCCTTTCCATAAATTGTTGTTGGATGAGAGAACTTACCCAGATTATTTACTCCTCTAGGAAAGGAGATCTCTTCGGGTTTCATGTTTTTAAACTCTTCACGAAACTGTTCAATAAATTGAATCAAATCGTCATTTGTCTTAGTCATGATAACCTTCAGTGCATCCTTAATCTTCTGTCGGCATGGTGCAGGTGTAGAAGATTTGACTGCTTCGATACCCATGATCTTTAGTTTGGGTTCTGAGAATCGAACTCCTTCGATGTCCCAAGCATTAAGGATGTAGCGTTTCTTTGCTGTCCAGATTCCTTTGTCAGCAATAGTTTCACGCTTCATTTTCATCTTTTGTTCATATGCCGAAACATAATCCGCAAGTTCCTGATAACTGGATTCGATGAATGGTTCCAACTTATCTTGGCAGATCTTATCAAGTAGGGAAACAATTGCTGCTTTGTCGCCAGACTTAGCACCAAAAAATTTATCAACAAGAGGTCCAAGATTAAGATAGATTGAGTCAGTGTCAGATGCAATGACATAATCCTCTCCCTCAGTCTGCAAAAGTTTATTTAGGTATTCATTAACTTTGTTTTCGATCCAACGAATCGAGACTTGACCCGAGAGAGTAATCGCCTCAGCATTTGCCAAGTTGTAGTATCGGAAGTATTGGTTTCCGATAGCACCATAGGCAGAGTTGAGTTGGATCTTTCTCGCCATCTGGATATTGTTGAACTTGGCAATATCCTTTTCCAACTTCTCTGTCGGATTTTTTTCAAACTCCTTCTTTGCTGCAAGCATACGTTTCTTATAGATGGTACGATCATCATAGATACGTTGCATCATCGTAGGAAGGAATCCACGAAAATCGGTTCTATACATTGCACCATTAGCGCATACTGTCTGACCATCCAGACTGTCAAGATTCAATTGCTTGTTAAGAATCCGATCTACAGTTGCCGAAGGATGCTTATGTGATTGCAGTGTCTCTGGAGAGATGTTGTACTGCATGATCAGGTGTGGATACAGGGAGTTCAAGTCGAACGATACCACCCAGTTATAAAGACCTGGTTTAGGTTCTTTAACATAAGCACCTGCATACTTGTCATCTTTTTTAGATGTGATTTTAGGGGGAACCACAATGTTTCTTTTAGAAAGATCATTGTAGATAAGAGTATCCCACATGCGAACCTGAGAATACACATCCTCAAAGTTTACCTTGGCGTCATATGCCATAGTGACAGCAAGTTCAATCAGTTTCATCTTGTCTTCCAAACGGTCAACAAGTTCCACGTCAAAGATGTTGTACTCTACAAACTTCTGCCATCCGTTCGTATAGAAATCACGGAAGGTATCAAACTCAGAGTGATCCAACTTACGTTGCCCAAGTTCAACAAAAGCAATGTGATCCAGTCGATAAGATTCCTGGTTGGTGTAAGTGAACTTCTTGTAGAGATCAAGATAATCCAGACAAGATACACCCATGATGTCATAGGCAATGTGAGTCCTACCCATGATTGTAATCTCACGCTCAGAAACTTTCTCCCATGGTGAGAGTGATTTGACCCACTTCTCTCCCATGATACGATCCATCCTGCGGCAGAGATATGGGATATCGTACAGATAGCAGTTCCAACCAGTGACAATGTCAGGAGAATTCTCTGCCCAGAAAGATACAAAATCTTTGAGCATGGTAGATTCATCCCATTGGTAGTGAACGTTCACATTACCAGGAGCAACAAACTCCCTAGTCGTCCATACATCAATCCTCTTTGTATTAAGGTTCTTAATTGTGATACAAAGAACTTCCTCGGATACAGACTCTACATCAGGGAATCCATTTTCAGAGGCAACCTCAATATCGATGGTATAGATCTGCAGTTTTTTGAAGTCGTAATCAACTTCTTCAGGAAACTGTTCGGCAATGTATTGATATACAAAGCGTTCATATCCATAGACATTGAAGTTCTCAACCTTTTCATACTTTCGCATGAAGTCCCTAGCATCTCTAGGACCAGAGAACTTGATTGGTTTTACGTTATGACCATTCAGAGTTTTATACTTGGATTCCGTAGTACATCCAACAAAAAGAGTAGGAGAGAACGGTTCCCTAACTTGAACCCGACCATACTGATCGAATCCACGATAGAGAATGTCATCTCCTACTTGTTGAATATTTGTGTAAAACTTCATCCAGCAGTCTTCCTATAAAGGTCCAGAACCTCGGGTTCAGGATCCAGTATAGTCATGATCTGGTCAGTTGTCAAGAACATGTGGCGCTGAGGCGTGTACTTGGGGAACCGTCTCATGGAGATGTACTCGATTTCCCAGGAGGTTTTCTTCTCTCCCTCTTCGGGTTCCTTTCCTACTGGATAGAATAGAGATTCTTCAGCAGAACTGGTAATGTGATAGAACTTATCAGACTTACTAATCCTTCCTATCGCATCCTCTTCATTGGTTCCCCAAGCATAACCATCAACGATCTGGAATACATTTTCTACAAAGAATGCAGGTTCTTCTTCCAGTTCACTCACTTCACCAATGTAATAATCATCACTCCCCCTCAGTAGGAAGATCTTCGTCTCCGAATTCATCATTTCCTCTTCCATCTTCATCTCCTGCCTCATGGGCAATAATTTTCAATAGTTTATCATACTGGTCCAAGACCTGCTTATGTGGTTCATAATAGCATAGGATTTCACTTGGATCCAGAAAGACTTCCTTATCCTTAGAAAGGGGAAGCCAAGGGAAGAATTCAATCTTAGGATTACTTAATTTGATTTCTTTCCCCAGTTCTTTTTTGTACTCATCGCTAGAGATAGCAACTGAATATGGAGTTCCGAATCTCAAAGCGACTGCTTGGTTTGTTTCATTATCGTGAACCTGATGGATATCAGCGATAATATCTTCACCGTTTTTTAGTCTTACGATTTTTACGCTCATTTGCTTTAGTTAGAATAATGTTGACAGATTCCTTCAGAACATCTTTAACTGCTTTGTTCTGATGAATATTTGATGTATCGGTAATCTGTTTTGCATAGGTGAACAAAATATCCATCACCTCTGCAGGTGCTTCAATTGTTACCAAGTCAGATTCGCCCTCATATCCTGGTGGATTTAGATTGTAGTAGAACTGCATAATTAACCTCCATTATACAAACAAAAAAGGGAGGGGTCAAGCCCTTCTCCCTTTATTCGTTTTTCACTTTTATTTATCTATCAAAAAGATGGTTCTCCTTCTGGTTCATTTAGATATGCCTGAATCTCTTCTGCTTTGATTTCATAGACTGTTTTCTTCTGATGTTCAGGAACAATTTTTTCTAGAATGATTCTCAGTAGACCGTCTGTGAACTGTACCTCTTTAACTCTTACATCATCCCCCATTTGCCATGATGTGTTGAATGATCTCTTCGAGAGACCCTTGTGTAGGTAAGTTCGGACAGAATCTCTTTTCTCGCCTTTGGAGGTAACTCTGAGAATGTTTGATTCTGTAGAGACTTCGACCTCATCTCGTTTAAACCCTGCCAAAGCGATTTCAATTTCGTATGTGCTTGCGTCATGCTTGATTAGATTGTAGGGAGGATAACTTGTGTTATGACCAGACATAGCATCTAGTCTAGTAAATACATCATCCAGACCTACAGCGTGTGGAACGTATTCTTTCCAAAAATCATTTAGCGTAGTAGTTGTAATCATTTCTAATTCTCCTTAAATAAGCAAGAAATTGTAGTGGACCCCGAAGGCATCCGAAAATATTTATAGAATAAATAGCACTGAACCCCCAATTAGATTTAGGAGAAAACCGAACATGAAGAGGGTATTAACCGCAATTGCGGCATCTTTCTTCGTTATCCCTGCTGTTGAAGCAGCTGAAATTACATCAAAAATTACTGACTCTGTTCAATTGAAAGTTGATGGTGCTGCTATCCAATCGACAAGGATTGGTGCTTCTTATTCTGTATCTGGAACCAACATCCAATCATCATCCTTTGGTGGTGTAGGTGGTGCTGGAACCTACGATATCAATACTGCTGGCCAAGCATTCACATTCAGTGAGAGCCTGAATGCTGCTGATACTTCTGTGTCCAGTCAAACTGTATCTGGTGGTGTTATTTCTTCGCCCAATCTCTATGGTGATAGTGTCACCCAAGTTGGTGGAGACAAAGGTACTCTTGCTGGCACTCTATCTGCCACTGGTGTTCCAACTGTAACTGCAGGTGGTGCTGGTACTACTGCTACTGGTCAACGTAGTATCGAGCTGAGTGTGTTCAAATGAAAAAAGTCCTAGCAGGTTTATTCTTGCTAGGGTTTTTTAATAATGCTGCCCTAGCAAACACTGTAGTTCCTAACTTTACTAGAGGAACTATCACATCTGAAACAACATCACACACCGAAATTGTAGAGACGATCAAACAGATTGAATATACAACTGGTGAATCATATACGGTTACTGGAACAAACATCAACATTCCCAGTAATCCAAAACCTGGTGCCAACTATACAATTCAGACTCCTGGCGCACCTTTCCAATTCTCTGAAACTTATCTTGGTCCTGGAGTGGCAAAAGAAACATGGATAGAAAGAACTACCACAACCGACTCTACAACAAACTCTATGTCAGTCTTTACGCAGTAGGAGTTTTATTGAATGGTACGGCTTACGCTCAATCTGCTCCTAGCAATACTAATATTGCAGGTCCTTCTGCTTCCGCCACTGGCAATGTCACTAATCAAGCTGTCCAAGTCCTACAGGGACCGTATGCTGTTAACACCTTCGGGTCGGGTGTATCCTGTCAAGGTCCTACGATGAGTGTTGCTCCATTTGTAATGGGCAATCTAAGTGGTAATGCAGATCCATCAACCTATCAAACTCATACTGGTAATGCTGGTATGAGTTTGGGTTTTAACTTTCCTCTCGATGGAAGTCTAACAGAAATCTGCAAGGCACGAGTAAGAGTAGAAATTCAAAGACAACAAGCAGAAGCAGATAAAGCAAGGTTGGACTTTGAATTAGTTAGACTTCTAAAATGTGGTGAAGCGATTAAGAATGGAATATCGTTTCATCCAAAATCACCATATGCAAAGATATGTTCTGATGTTGTTGTGAAATACCCATCAATTAAGGATGTAGTTCTTCACAATTCATCAACTCAAGATAAATAATACCAATGTCAACGATCAATGAAACTTGTAAAGTGTCTTGTGTTAATTAATGATTCTGGTGGTAAAACGGAATGGAGAACTATTCCATGGGGTAAAAGATACCTTGACAAGTTGCGTACAGAGGGTACAATTCTAATGTCATATATCGAGTACCATGGATAGTATAACAAAAGAAGAAGTTCAGGAGATGATTGATGCTGCTATACGAAGGCACAATCGGAATGCTTCCATTATTTCTATGTGCGTTGGTTGGGTGGTCCTTGCTTTATTTGCTGAGGGACTGCTGAGACTCATTGGTGTTATTCCACCTTTAATGCCATGGCTGAACATCACGCTGAAATAATAGGCATAGTCCTACTATTAGTATTCGCTGCTACAATGTTCTATCAGGGAACGATGATAATCTTTCAGCAGAGAGGATACTCCCAGAACTATATAAAAAGAGACCTGGAGAGAATGCGTCAAAGGGTCGAAAATCTCCTACAGGAGGAGGACAACGATGGACCCTAACGATTGGAGAAACAAGGAAGATTATAACCTCTGGCAACGTAGACAATTTCTCATGTCGTGTTTTATTAGAACCAAAACTACGTTGAATCCAGATGTGTATGATTTTATCGATTTACTGATTAGTCAAGGTTATCAGACAACTGAAGATTTGAGTGTGGTAGATAGGTATGTAATTGGCGAATACAAGAAGTACACTGTCTCCAGGTTATACATTAGAGACTACGATGATGATGGATATCCAGACTAAAGGAGAACAATAAATGAAAATCTTTTTAGACACTGCTGACGTAGAACAAATACGTCCAGCATATCAGACAGGATTGATTGAAGGGGTGACCACAAACCCAACCCTAGTTTTAAAAAGCGGTAGAGAATTAGAAGATGTAGTAGAAGATTTAGTCCTCAAGTTTCCAAAATTAAAAAGTATCTCTACTGAAGTCGTAGCAGATACTGCTGAAGAGATGTTAGAGCAGGCAGAAAAGTTTTATGTTATTAGTCCAAAGATAACAATTAAAGTTCCATGCACTGTTGAAGGACTAAAGGTATGTAAAGCATTGTCTGATGCTCGTGTTCAAACTAATGTAACGCTTGTGTTCTCTGTCGCTCAGGCGATCTTAGCAGCAAAAGCAGGTGCAACATATGTCTCACCATTTGTGGGGAGATGCAACGATAATAGTTTTAGTGGAGTTGAACTAGTCCGTGCTATTGCTGGTACATATGCTGCACATAAAGAAGTTGAAACTCAAGTTCTAGCAGCATCTCTAAGAGATGTTCACCATGTCTCAAGATGCTTCCTATATGGTGCTTCAGTATGCACCCTACCACCAGGAGTTTTCTGGAACATGTATGGTCATGTACTAACCAAAGATGGATTAGAAAGATTTGAAAGAGATTGGGAGGAGGCAAATGCTTCTGTTAGTTAGACATATAATGGAGAATCAATTTGCATTAGCAATTATGGCATCTGGTTTGATATTAGTTCCTATTGCTGGCATATGGGCAATCCATAAATACAACTGGCAACACTGGGAACCTTTCAACCGTGAATCTCATTCTTCGCCCACACACAAATCTTGAAGACCCAACATGGTCTGTAATTATTTCCCTCGCTATCTTTTTAGTGGGGGTTTTGTATTATGTTGTCTATATATTGAATATGTCTTTAAAGGAGATGTCAGATGTCCAAGAGTCCAAACAAGGGGAAGAAGGGATCTGCGGGAAACAAGAAGCAGAATCAGGGGAATGCCACGGCGAAGAAAGCTAAAAACGGAGGAAAGAAAAAGTAATGGGTGCAATGGTTCCACCTAGCAGAAAGAGCTGCTATAACTTTAGAGTAACAGAAATCACAAAAGTTCTAGACGGAGATACAATCGATGTCATTATCGATCTGGGATTTGATCTCTATAAAAAGGAAAGAGTTCGTGTCGCTGGTGTCGATACTCCAGAGAAACGCACAACGAACGATGAAGAGAAAGCACTCGGATACGATGCTACTCACTGGTTGGAAGAAAAACTTGCCAGTGCTATCGCTGGTACTGACGATCTTATTATTCGTACAGAGCTTGTTGGCGGTGTGGGTAAGTACGGTCGCCTTCTCGGTTGGTTATACATTGGGGACGCAGAAGTGTCTCTCAACGAACAAATGATCGAAGAAGGATATGCCTGGGCATATGATGGTGGAACTAAACAAAAAAACTTTGAAGAACTTAGAGAAATTCGTAGAGCAAAAGGTACTTTAGTGGAGTAAAAAATGCAAAAGGTAATTAACGTTCTTGCAGTTGCCTCGTTCGTGATGAGCGCATCAGCAGTTGGTGCTGGTGTCTATGCTTATATGAACAGAGAGACACTGATCGAACAAGCAAAGCGTGAAG